TAGTGAATATGAAATTGTGAGCGCCAGGATATTGCGCAGGGACATAATACATTCGAGATAGGTCCTTAGTCTGGACATCTCCGAGGTTGCCAATTTCTGTGTTGAGTGCGAACCAAAAGTGTTTGATTTTTGATGCCTCAACCGGGCAAGTAAGTGGGAAGACAAGTCTGAACTTTGGCTTATCAACGGTACTGCTTGCAGTACTATAACAAACAAAATACCAACTGCCAAACCTACTACGTAACTCATCTTCTAGGTTTCCTTTGAATTCGTGATCGTCAACGTCGATAGCTGCCCAACCAGCCCATTGTGTGACGTTGTCGTTCTTGCGTGTAGTACCAGAAGTATAAACCGCAGGTGAGATGAGAGGAGAGGGTTTTGTTGATTGTTTCTCACCCTTAAGCGGTTTATACCCTGGCTGACCGGCTACATTATACAATAGCTTCTCGAACTTTTCCCAGGAGGAGAAGTCCATACGCTTATGCGTCTTGTTATCAAATACGCTATCGAATAATGTTAAACTATACATTTTAGATCTTAATTAGTTTCTTCCAAAATGGTTTTTTTACCATAGGGTCGGTTGGAACGATCGTACCATGATTTCCTTCATGCGATGGGTTTACCCAACCTTCAGGTTTGACAAGATCTGGCAGACCAAGTGGATTTGGTCGTTCAGCCTTGATACCTACTTCTTTTGCCATATTAGCTTTATGAACTGCGTTCCATGCTTTGTTAGCATCGACATTAAATGCATTCAATGTGCCAATAGCGACAACACAGAGATCAATACAAGCATCGACAATCTCCTCTGGATTATCTAGTTGCTCTTTCATCTCAGTCAATTCTTCTTCGAGGAATCGAACACGAAACTTGAGATACTCTTGTTTCTTCTCATCCGACATGTTATCAACAACAGGGTTTACACCAAACTTCTTATGCATTTTGGCGATATCTGCTACCCAATCTTTAGACATTTAAATTACTCCATTTTTTAAGTTTTGCGCGTTTGGCCTTCTTAGCTTCTTCGACCGCTTCACTGTTAATTAAATTATATTCTTTCAATAGTTCGACCATACATAATAGATCACCTACTTCACGTTCCAAGGGAGGAACATTAGATGGGGTATCTGATGCAAATCGAATAATCTTAGATGCTTCTACTTGTGCCTCTGCACATTCTTCCATGAAGATAACAAGTAACTCCATTGTTTCTAATGCTTGGTTCATTTCCATATTACTCCTCGATTATATAGTATATTATAACACAGTTTCTGGTCCTTGTACACAGTTTTTATCATCATGCGAAAAAGTCCTCTAGACTAACTGTAGGTTCAGGTTTCCATCCGATAGCATCTAAGATCGGTATGATTGGATCTAAGAATGTCTTCTCGAACTGCGTGTTATAATCAATATAACCGTTTAGTTGTAGTTCGGGCGGAAGGTACTGAGGGAAACTAATGACGTTCTCTTTGATCGGATTCGGTACCTTGAGGTAACAGAACTTGATCTTCTCACCATTCTGAATGAGCTCATTCTTCTTCTGCAGTCCTTTGTCTTTCACATAGTAGTTATACAACAAAGCACCACGCACATGGATCGGAGTACCTTTGGCATAGATTCCTTCACGTTTCCTTGCCCACTTACTTATGTCATTCACTCCACGAGGGAATGCTACATCTTCAGGGTTGAGTCCGTTGAAGTGGTCACGGAATTGAGATATCGCTCTTTGAGTTTTATCTTCAGATCCAGTAACAATAACTTTGAATAATGCTTTAAGGGCATCACGACATACCGCTGGAGTCGAAGACTTAATTGCTTCAATCCCCATGATCTTGAGTTTAGGTTGTGCATATTGAACACCTTCTGAGTTGTGTACATTTAGAATGTAACGTTTCTTTGCAGTCCATATACCACGGTCTGCGATTACCTCACGTGCCATTTCCATACGAGGCATATAGCAAGTGAATTGATTATAGAGATCATCATAAGCTTTGGCAAGCATCGGAATGAATTGATCCTCACAAATCTTGTCAATGTTCTCTACATGATTGTCTTTGATATACTTATCGACGAGGCCACCGAAATTCACATAGACAGAATCCGTGTCGATAGCAATAACATAGTCAATACCTTCGGTCTGACATACCTTGTTCATGAATTGATTCACAGCTTTCTCAGCCCATCGAATCACTGTCTGACCGGTTAGTGTAATACCTTCTGCAACACGAAGGTCAAAATAACGGAAATACTTATTGCCGAGAGCGCCATAAAGACTGTTAAGTAGGATCTTAATAGCCATTTGTTGGTTCTCATAACGCGCAATATCTCTTTCCACACGATAGAGTTCCTGCTTATCATTCTTGTCAATCCTTTCTTTCTCTTGCTGCGCATCAAGCATTTTACGTTTGACAGCCTTACGTTCGTCATAGTAATCCACAATGATCTTAGGTAGAACACCTTGTTTGTCTTTCTTGAAGTAGACACCATTCGCAGCAAGTGAATATTCAGGATGCTTGTTAGTGATACCACTCAGACATTCATCTGGTGTAAGATCCTCACGCATACCTTCAACAATAGTTTCAGGTGACATGTTCCATTGAACAATGATGTTAGGATAGAGTGAGTTAAGGTCGAATGACACTACCCAGTCGTGCATACCCACGTGCGGGGGCTTGACGTACCCGCCCGGATAGTCTGACTTAAACTTCTCTTCGTTAGGCGGAACAATGATACCACGTTCTGATAGATCTCGATAGATGATCGAATCCCAAATAGCAGTAGTACCAAGTGTATCTGCATAGTTAACACCACCTTTGTATGCGATAGTTAGTGCTAGAGTAATCAGTCCCATCTTATCTTCGAGACGATCAACCAGTTCTACGTCCTTGATATTATAGTCAATGAACTTCTGGCAGTCTTGTTTGTAGAGGGAATGTAGATTACTGTACTCATCGTATGATAGTTTACGTTCACCAAGAACAACGTGAGCAATGTGATCCAGTTTGTATGATTCTTGTGCACCATAAGAGTAGCCGAACTTCTTGAACAGTTCGAGATAATCAAGCTGAGCAATACCTTGTAGATCCCATGATTGTTGAGATCGTCCAGCCACACGAATATCACGTGACTGGATCAAACCCCATGGAGACATCTTCTTGGCCATGTCTTCACCGAATAGTTTGTGAATACGATTGACCAAATACGGTATATCAAAGAATCGCGTGTTCCAACCTGTAATAACATCCGGACAATGAACTCCGCTGTGCCAATGCGCAACGAACTGAATGAGTAGCTCACGTTCTGATGAACATTTGGTATAACGAACATTGTTGTCTGTCATGATGGACTTGCTCACATCATAATCATATAGACCCCAGACATAATAGATGTTGTCAATATTGTTTTTGATTGTGATCGAAATAACTTCGTGGTTTGCTTCGGCAGGTTCAGGGAATCCGTCGTCTGATGCAACCTCGATATCGATAGTGGATACATTGATACGATCACGATCGAATTTGATTTCGCCAGGGAACTTCTCTTGGATAAACTGTGCAACAAAGTTCTTGTTACCATACAGAGTCTGATCTTTACCAAATACACCATTCCATTGCGCTTCATAGTCCTTTACGTCGCGCATGGTGTCAAATAGTTTAGGAGCAACTCGTGTGCCATCTAAGGTAAATGCAGTGCCGTTTGCATTAGCAACATACATCGTAGGAGAGAACTTGATACGTTCCTCATAGCGATGATTGTCCTTATACCCGCGATAAAGCAGGATGTTGCCGTAACGGACTACAGACGTGTAAAATTCCAAATCAATTCTCCAGTTGATAAGTTAATATTATAACATAGTTGTGTACGTTTGTACATACTATTTACACAATAATTTTCTTATCAGCCGATTCTGGAGTCATGATCTTAGAGAACATGTTTTGATATTGTTGTTTTAGATCTGATACTGGATCTACCATGAACATTACAAACGAATGATCCACACTCATACCATTAGCAGCATCTGAATATGCCATGAATGGTGCAAGACCAAGTGAGTTCTGTTGTGTTGGGATTAGGATTGCAACATCTTTAAGCTTTAGACCAGCAGATGTTTCAGTCTTGATTGGTTCAACTGTTGCGATTAGTTCTTCACCAGTTGAAAGACGTACGATTTTGATATCACTCATAATATAATTCCTATGAACGGGGGAGCCGAAACTCCCCCTAAGTTTTAACCTTCAAACAATAGTTCTTGCTGTGCAGCACCACTACCAATTTCAATCTTACGTGGCTTCTTCTCTTCTGGAACGACGCGCTGTAAGCCGATAGTTAGAATACCGTTGACAAGCTCTGAACCTTTAACCTCAACATATTCGTTAAGAGTAAATGAACGTTTGAACTTACGTGCTGAGATTCCTTTATGGATAAAGTCATATCCTTCAGGATCTTTCTCTTTGATCTCACCTTTAATTGTTAGAACGTTGTCATTAACTTCGATCTCAAGGTTATCCTGGGAGAAACCAGCAACAGCCAATTGAACGACATAACGATCTTCGCCAGTCTTTACAATATTGTGAGGGGGATACGTTGGTTGTTCTACAGATGAAAATCTTTCTAATTCGTCAAATAGACGATCGAAACCAACGAACGAGGGTGGGAATACTTTCCCAAATGCTAGATTAGTCATTTCATGACCTCCTTTATTAAGCAAGGTTTAACAAATAAGGACCCGAATTATTCGGCATCCACTTTTATTTATACACGAAGTATAAAATCTTTCAAATTCTTTTTATGCCTTTTTCTTAGGCGCCATCCAAGCTTGTGCTTGCGGCATACGTGGTTCTTTATCTACCCATTTCTTCATCTTGCGATAAACAGGCATTGTAGCTTTATTAATGTCTTGGCCTTCATTGTTATCAACGATATACATTTGGCCTTTAAATAAGTTTTGGAATTTACCGATATTCTTTTGTACTTCGTTCCACATTTGAGTTACCGCATCTGCACCTAAGCTTCGTCTACGGTTTTTATCTCTATCGATTGCTGTTTGTAGATTAGTATTAACAAAGATCATAGCACATTCGTAACCGATTCTTCTTAACTTAGTAACTTGATTCTTAATCTTGTCGTAGTCTTTACCGGTACCATCAATAACCATACCAAGTCTATTATCGATTGCACTTTGTAGCTTCTTACCGGTGAGCTCTACTGCGCTCTTTCTAATTTCTTGACCCTTAGGACTAAACACATGGTCAGGGTTTTTTGCATCTAATCCCGCTTTATCTAGCATTCTTTCAAATGCATCATCAGAATTAATGAATCTAAAACCCATGTGAACCAATCCGGTCATCTCAGCAGTAAATGATTTACCTGAACCAGGTCCACCTGCGGTAAATACTACTTTGAAGATAGCAGGATCATTGATACCTTCATTAATATACTGCTTGAATGTTTGCATTACTTACTACCAATTTTGTACTTAGGACATAGTTCCCAGTTGTGTTTATCTTTATGTGATATAACTTTAATCTGTCTTAAAGGAGCAACATCTTTCGATTGATCCTTATGGGTAATCTCAATCAAACCCCAGTCAGACAATAATGTAGCAATTGTATTTCTTCTTTGAATATCATTTTCTAATAGGTTACTTGGTTTACCGTCCAACAAGAATAGTTCCTTGAAGTGAACAATAAAGTATCTGCC